CCTTCAGCACCATGATTGGTAGTTGGTTTTGCGTCGCCAGATGGCGACGCGATGCGCATCATTATGGTTCCATTGCCACGACCGTCCTCTTCGTGGTGTTTTCTCTTGTTTATACTTCGTTGATTGCGCATTGTTGTATTGGAGGGTGCGCGATGATTTCTTACGGCGTTTGTTACTTCTTGGCGCTTGGTGAAGACGGGTATTGCTTTGAAAGTGCTGTCGGCTTTACTAGGTTACCACCGTTTGTTGATAAAGGGCGGTTTCTTGATGCTTACCCGTGGGCAAGGAGCTTGCCTGTGATTGTAGTTGACGGGATGTTGCATTATTCGCCAGGAGCGGATCGGAGGTTGTTTGAATTTCCCGATGGAACGTTGCTGGGTGCTGGCTCACAACAACAGGCGTTTGAAGACTTGGCCAATTATGCACGCGATATATCCAGCCGCATGCCAGTTTCTGGGCAGTTGAATGGTCAATTGAGCAGGTATGTCGGGTCTACGGCTTTGGAGTTGCCAATATTCCCGCGGCGACCCAATCTCCACGCCTTACATGCTCATCGCCGAATTCGCGGGGATGAGGAGGAGTTTTATGGCCATGCCATCACGCGGCCAATGAACACCGTCTCAGCGCTGGAGGCATCGAAGGTGTTGCTGTCTGGCATGGAGGTTTTGGGTTCTACTGAGGAGCGCGCTGCAGTTGCGTTGGATGCTTTCTTTGAGGGTATAGCTACTTCGGTGCCGCCATCGTCTCCACAGTATCATCGACTGTTGGCGCTGATAGGGCCAATGAGGTATTCGCCCCGCATAGAGGAGCACAGGGCAGCTGGCACGATCAGGCGTGCCGCATTGAATCATGCCATCACTACATTGCAGGGCGCGATTGTTGGGCTTATTTCACCCAGCAAGGCAGAGATGCATGCTTTTCCCAATGCCGCAATTTGGGAATATACGGATGCGTTGGACACCTCGAGGCGCACAAAGCATTGTGCGCAATGCAAACTGCCAACTTGCAAAATACGTGATGAGGCGGCAAGGGCCGGAAGGGTCTTGCGCTCTAATGATTGGCAACGTGCTGCGGGCCACTTCAAACGCTTTGAAGTCAGCTCACTGCTGATGATCAACATTGAGCCAAACATAGATGCGCGGACGATCGTTCAACTGATGGTGAAAGCAGAGGTCTTCAATGCTTTGTCACAGTTTTCCATAGACTGGCGTGCATTGATGGGCCGTAAGGTCTATGACACCTTGACAGAGATGACTACAGAGTTGGCGTTTGGCAAGGTTGTGTCTTCGTTCCACGACGGTGGTGATTACGTGCAGGATTTGCAGAAGGTCCGTCAACTTTTTGCCCCGACATTTGCCGCCGGCCATTCGTTGCGACGCACGATCATCTTTGGTGATCATGCGTCTCAGTATCACAACCTCACCCTCAATGCTGGGGGATGGGCAACTCGGTGTTTGCCATCCTATGAGCACTACTACTTCATTCGCCTGATCATGCCTGACATGACTCGGCCCGTGGTGCTTGTTGAGAAGAAAGGGTTTGATCGGGTAATGGCCACTTACAGGACTCAAGCGATCAAGGACAAGATGGTTGCTCGTATCGTCTTGCGGCAGTCGGTCGTGACGTACTCTATCTCTGGCACTCAAGTTACACCACGTATCACGTTATCTGAGACGGAGGCCCAAGCATTGGGTACTTGGATAGAAGTATACTCTGAAGTCCAGGATGCGCTGGCAGAAAATCACGCCGAAGAATTGAGGCCAAAGACCACTACTGAGACTGTACGGAAGTCGATTTATTCATCTGTGGCCTCCACGTTGGCTGCTACTACGACTGGCTCCATGGCGTTGGGCGCCATGTCTAGCATGGAGGCGCTGATGCGGATTTATCGCACGGATATTGGTCAGATGACTCTGGACCAGATGTCGGAACGCGCCATGGAGGAGCACTTTGGAGCGAAGATTGAACCCGCGTCTTTGGTAAACGTCGTGGTGAGTGCATGGTCCACGTTGTTTGGGTGGGTAACCACACCACGCAAATGGCAACAAGCGATAGAACACGGCTTTCGTGAGTCTTGGGCTATCTCGTTTTCTTATGCTGATGTCGTTGGCGTTGCTGTCATGCTGGGCATGAGGTACTCAATTGATGCCACCCGGGTGCTGGTGGATTGCACAATCACCGTCGCTCGCATTACCGGAAAACAAGAAGCTGTGAAGAAAATAACAGCTTTTCTTGACTACCTAGACTGGTCAAATCAGAAGATGTCACGGTTTTGGGTAGCCGTGCAAGATGCGCAAGACCTGGATTTCCAAGCCGCAGCAATAGACATAGTGGAAACCTTCTTCAATGTATTCAGTGTAGACCATGCCGTTGATCTGCAACGGTTCCGTGAGAAGGATTTGCTCCCAGAGGACCAAATAGCAGAGCTGGAATTGAATGCTGCATTGCCATACTCAGATTTTCTGTCTGAGGTCAAACTTTTCCTCGGCAAGTTCAACTCTCATGTACGCAGAGGGGCTGCAGCTTCTGTGCTTCTTAGCGCGTTTCACCATGATTGTCGGCAAGCGAGTGCCGTACAGAAGGGTAAGATGATACATTTGCTAAAGAAAGAATTGGCCAATATCGAACCTGAGAGTTTCAAGGGACTACAGTTCGCGCTAGGTGGAGTTCCTGATCTCATCCCGATACCTTTACGACCAATAGACAATCAGGACATTCGTGAGTGTTTCAAGCTTGGGAAGATTTCTTTACCCTCCCCCAACGGTGAATACCAGTTGCACAAGCTCACTCAAGCAAATGGGGAGTACGATTTTTCACCAATTCACAAGTTGATGGATCTACAACACGGCGCGACAGTCAATGCTGAGAATCTTGCTGGACCAAATTACATTTCGCCCGACGCCCGCGGCGCTCAAATACAACATGCTCTGATAGAGGCGGTTGTTGCTGCGGACCTTGGGGCTAGATTGTGCAATGATGCCGCGATGGTACCTTGGTATCAGGCTCAACTTGCATCGCCCGGGATAGACTATGTAGCTGATGTGTTGCGTAAGTCTGAGGCCCTCTTCACGCAACCATCGGTCAAGAACTGGCTTGCACATATCACGGGTCTCGCGATGGGAGGAAAATCTAAGGTTCCACGGACCTGGATATCTGTGAATGATCTGGTGGTTGTCCCGACTCGAGAGCTCAAGGAGGAGTGGCAAGCCAACCTTGGCAAGCTTGAGCCTCTGCGACGAGCTACTGTAGTCACGCAACATGAGGCTTTGGTGACGAAGTATGCTTCGCGGTATGTCATCATAGACGAATGTTATGCTTTCGATCCGGAGCACTTGCAGGCCATTGCCAATAGACATTCACGGAGCAAGGGTGTCGTCACTATCGGTGACAGGAGACAGATATCCAATGTCTTTTCCCCTACTCAGCTGAAACTCATTGCTTCTGATGCACCATGTGTGATGATCACGCCAACAACTTTTGTTGGTTGGGACGCGGCGGTTACTTACTTGCATAGCACAGTGACGGACACGTTTGTGGAAAACTTGTTCTGCGGTTCTGAGGACCCAGAGGCACTGTGCTATACACTTACGGCTGATGACACATTGTTACCTGGGGAAGGTGACATAGCGATGCAAGGTACACAGATAGGGAAAGAAATGGTATTGCAGCGTGGTGTCAAAGCAGCGACGGTGCATGAGTGTCAAGGGCGCCGTTCTGAGTATTCTGTCATTCATGGACTCGGAAGAGCGTTGGGTGGTGATTTGCGATGGCTAGGTCAAGCAGAGCAGACGGCACATTGTGCCGTCGGATTCACTCGCGCACGACGAAAGACGATTTTCGTGGTGGAAGGCGTGTCCGTGCTGACGAACTTCCGGTGGTTTGACGACACGTCAGTCAATGGTAGGCTACCGGATACCGTGATTATGGGTGGCACATCTTGGGATTTCTGCGAGGTACGTGCAGAAAGTGAATCAACTTGGAATCATATACACGAGCCGAATATTATCGAGTCGAATTTGGTGGAACAACCATTGACGGATCCGGTTACCGTGGCAACTGTGTTCACTGAAGCTGGGGAGCCATTATCAACATCTGAAATTCGAACCAACGTGGAGTTGGTTTCCGGTGTGAGTTTCCGTGATGAGGGTATTGCGCATTCTGATGCTTTTGACAATTATACATTCCAACCTCGCGATGTTCCTGGTGCAGACCAGGTTCAGGCATTGACTCGGAGCGTGCCGGATGTACGCACGCGGCCTCAAGATTTTGTCGACGCCGAGGTCATCGTTCAATGGCTTTTTGAGGAGGTCATTGACAAAAAGTTGTTTTTTGCGCATATAAACAACTCACGTAGAGCTGCGATTCATCGTCAAACTCGACAACAAGCGATTGATGGGTCATATGCAAACTATGAGACGGCCGCATCAACATTGTCATTCGCTTTTCTGAAACCTGAGTTTGCTAAGAAACCTTCTGAAATGCGCGATGGGCCTTCGGAGCTTAAGGCTCAGGGTGTAGTATCAGCGAGTGACTTGCAGCAGGCCATTTTCGCGGACACATGTGATGCGTTGACACATGCATGGGCCAGAGCCATGCAGCATGGTAAGCTTTCACCTGTTGGCCTTCGAGAGGAAGAGGTGGAGGACTTCCTTGCAACATTCGATTCTTCTGTAGAATTGGACATTGAGAAGCAGGATTCATCACATCGTCCGGTGCACATCATTGTAGCCTCGATTTTTCTAGAGATGGCTGCTGACAAGCAAGGCCTCGGGGCATTAGCAAAAGAGATTCGTGATGAGCGCAAGGTTCGGATGATGGGTTCTCCGTTCAAGTTTGTGTTGAATAAAGCTCTGGCTTCTGGTGATCCCTGGACTCTGATCATCAACAAGATCATGGCTTTTAGTTCTCTGATCAGCGTGGCCAGACTCAAAGACGTGCGCATTTGTCAAAGTGGCGATGACGTTACCATGGATAGGACCCCGGAATGGCGAGGCAAAGG